ATCAAGTAGTTCGTACAGATACTTCCTAACCATCTGATACTCTACATCCATGTACTTAGCAATTTCTTTTATGGTTCGTGGATTACCTTCTAGGTGGTGCATTACCTGCGCCCAACGAAATTCCCTAGACCGTTTCATCGCACCGTTCTACTAGCGCCGCATACCCACAAATATCTACCAAGTTATCCCGATGGCTCGGGTCGTTGGCAAACCTAGCTACCTTGACAAGCATCATCAAAGCGGCAACATCTTTTGCATTTAGTTCAGGGTCATCAGGTGACATAGCATTTAAGTATGCGTTCCACATCGTAGCAATAGTCTTAAGGTTTTTACTAGGATGCCCGTAAGTCTTTTCCCTATCGCCATAAATAATGGCATGGGCTTCTTTTAGTACAGTCATTTCGCTCATTTTATTTTTCCAAGAATGGTATCTTTGAGGTTTGTTTAGTATGTCCGTAGTAATCTAATTGGACTTTAGCCGAGTTAATCATCTTGCCAGCAATGTTTGCTAACTCACTTGCATCGGTATGTTTAATAGTGCCGCCTCGTAAATCAGCAAATACTTGTGACAGTTGATCTCTTAGTTCACTTACATTTTTCATTTCGCTTCTCCTTGTTGTGTTGATAACTTTTTAATGTGATACCTTGCACGCTCTTGCGCTCTTATTTTTTCTATATTAGCTTTGCGCCATTCATAGCTTTTAGCCAACCATTGCTCTTTATTGTTCTGTCGCCATAACTTCCCAGCCTCTAAACATTTTTGCTTATTTGCTTCATAATACTCTTTGTGTGCGTTAGGGTTTCTAGCTTTTGACCTTTCCCTATACAGCTTCTCCCTAGTTTGTTTAGGAAGATTTGCCAATACCTCACGTCGTATTTGTACTTCTAACCGCTTAGCCTCTACAAGTTCTTGTGGAATGTCAGCGCAAGTTAATGTTGCCGAATCTTTGACAAACAACATTTTGATGTAAGTGTCGTTAAGATTTTTAATCTTATCTAGCCCTTTTTGTTTACCCCGTTTTAAGTAATATCGTTTTTTAGTTTCTTTTGTCTTTGCTTTTACTTCAGGTTTAGCGTAATCTTCTCTATGTTTAGCGGCAATTTTTTCTTTGTTCTTTGCATAGTACGCACGGCACTCCTCACGATTCTTTTCTAAGTCTCGGGTAGCCCTACGTTTAGCTTTATATTCCTCTGAAGTTTTATATGCTTTAATCCGTTCTTTATGCTTTTCTTGATAGGCTTTGTCATAAAGTCGTTTTTCTTCTTTATTCATCAACATCTCCCATCTAAGTCTTCTACTTCCGCTACTGTTTTGTGAACGTGGTTAACCACTGCCAATACATAACCAATATCTTTAGGGGTTAATTGCCCTAATAGATGTATGATTTTTATTACGGCAACGTCGTTATCTAGCCTCATTGGGGGTATTAAAGTTTCAATCATTTCTTTTTCTCCAACTTTTTACGTAATTTGATACCTTCCTTAGCGTTCTTCTCTTGCTTAATATATCTTTCTAAAATCCGCAACACACCTTCTTGCACTAAGACTTCTAACATTTCTTTATCAAACCGAACGATTGCATCTGCTGAACCATCTTCGTTCTCTTTAGTTACTGTCAATCCCAAGTCCATCATCTTCTCCCATATCTACCATCCCAAAGAAAGGGATAGGCTCTATTCGTGGTTGAGGTTTAGTAGTCTTTACCCCAAAAATAGTTTCAAAGTTTTTGTCAAACAGTTCTACTGGAACACTTAAAGGTCGAGGGGCATCGCCCTTACCGCCATCACTCATTTTTGTCTTCCTCTTGGGCTACTGGTTGACGTTGTGGGTTAGTCATATTGAACATCATTTCTAGATTGTCCATGTATTCTTTTTGAGCCAGCCCAACACTATGCGCTAAAGATGTTGACATAATAGATGTTGCATTAAGCGCATCCAATACACCACACCCAGCTTCCGCAAAAGTCTTATCAACTAAACCAATTAACTCTTTAATCTTTTCTTCGTTCATCATGCTTCTATTCCTTATAGGATGTTAATAAATCAAAATAAATTCCTGCTTCTTTTGGTACATGGTTGCTTTGTTTCAACTGATCTAACATACTTCTAAGCAACTCTATACCGCCTTCGTCAATCAATACTGCAAACCCACCTACCCCCATGATTTCGTTAAGGTTCTTTTCTTGTAGTGCCGTAGGTTTATTTCCATTAGCTTTGCACTCGATTCCGATAAATTTCCCACGTAAACAAGCCACAATGTCAGGCACACCTGACCTGCCATAACCCCCAGTAGTAGGCATGAAATAGTAAGCACCGTATTCCTCCAATATCTTTTTAACTTTGTCTTTAACTTTCTTTTCGGGTGTTGTCATCTAGCACCCAATAGGTTTAAATGGACCATCTTTGTCAGTATCCCAACAGCATGACCCACCCATCGGGCTAGGTGCACACTTGATATAAGCATATGAATTTAAAGACAATACCGCCAGCGCTACAATAATAAATAGTTTCATTTGGTAGTTTTCCGTTTAGGTTTAACTGCTACGATTCCTTCTTCTATTTCAGGTTCTTTATTACGTACTTCAACAATCATGTCCGCTATTTCCCATATTGCTTTGGGATTTATTTCGCCTTTCATAGCAAACCCAACTGTTAACATCATCGCAAAGCAATCTCTTAGGTCTTTCTCGTTCATCTTCCAATACTTTCTTTAAATTGTTCCCACGCATAAGGGGTCATGTCTACATAGTAGGTGTCATCCCATAGCTTCCTACCTACCCCAGTAATCTCACCTTTCTTACCAGCCACATCAAGCAAAGCTACCTTCTCCAATACTTCTTTAGGTAATACTTCTCGATTACATTCGATGGTTTTGGGGTCACTAAAGTTTCTACCCCCACCTATTGTTACCCGATTAACGCCATGAAAACGAACTCGAATGGTAGATGGTTGATGATGGAACTTTTCAAACAGGTCTGTAATGGCTTTATCAAAGCCAGCTTGGTCACGCACTCTTTCTCCTTATTTTTAGGACTTATATAATTATTGTATTGGTTTGTGCGGGGGTTGTCAAATAAATTAAACAAGAATAAAGTAGGTGTTTTCCCCAGCCCGATAACCTACTTCGGGTAGTAACTTGTCTTTCTCAACAAGTTTGAGAAGAGCGATACCGTTTCTGGTGTTCTCAGGTAGCGCCTCAAGTGCGCCAAATTCCTGTGGTTCTAGGGCACGACCATCGGGGATATAGACTAGCTTGTCAGGTCTTTGGATAATGGTATGGAATCTAGCCTTAATTGTCAGCTTACGTTGGAACTCCTCATAGGCTTCTATTCCTGCTGCCGCATTTTTGAAAGCGTCGGTCTTAAACTGAACCCCTATGGATGTAAGGTATTTAATCTCCTCATACATCTTGTCATGCCCAATACCAAATACGTGTGTAGCACTTGCACTTTCCCTTGCCCATATTTCATGCGCCCTTTCAGCATCACGTCTACCTTTATTAGATAGTTCATGCCATTCGTATGGTTGTAGGGTTTCCATCGCAGTCTTGACCGCTTTCTTTATATCTTTAGAACGACGAGACGAGTGCTCGTTACCCCAATGCCCATACTTATCGTTGCTAATCTTGCGTGACGTAACCTTATACTCCCTCTCACTACGGCTACCATATGTCCACTCGACTACACCAATCGGGTCTATTGAATCGTCGTCAGCAAAGCGTTGGTCGTGGAATCTTAACTGCCAAAACTCTTCTCGGTTTGTGTTTTGAATTGCTGATACTGTCAGACAGTATTGCATCTTAGCGTGCTTGAGTTCCATCGTATTAAGAAAGTCTAATACTGGCTCGCTTAGCTTTGCTTTATCTATGTTGTTAAGTTGTAGCATGTTCTTCCTCCACTCGTTTAAGTTGATCTAATTTAAACCCTGTCTCTACATTACGCACCGTATAGGGATACTCTAATTCATAGTTATCATCGTTAAACCATTCTTCTTCGTTATCATCTGACTCCTCTCCTATACGAACAAACTTAGCTTTAAAGTCCTCATCAAAGTCTTCTGCCATGTTTATTAAATCTGTAAAACCCTTTTGATACTCGTCATACCACTTCCAATGGTCGTGATAGAAATGCACACAGCCTACTGCGCCATCTTCTACTTTAATTTCGTAGTCCTGCACATACATATAACGTAAGAAGTCTTTAAATACATCTTGACCATCTACACGCATCAACGCAATAAACTCCTCGGGGTCTTTTGTAAACTCAATACAAAACCCCACTTGGCTTCGGTATCCCATTACTCATCCTCCTTGTCAGTTACTCGTTCGTCTTCTCGTACTGATTCAGTCACTATGTATCCGCCATGACCCGCCAATTCTTCCAGCACAGGTAAGCAAGCCATATACATTTCTTCAGTAGCAAACTGTGCCATCACATCAGAAGCCCTACCATTCTCAAAGTAAACAACGATCTTCATAACTCCTCCTTAAAACATGTTTAGAATTTGATCTACCTTACTCTTCACCGAACTACGCACCGCTTCACTCTCACGAATGTCTGACGCATCTACGCCACTCAAAGCCTTCTCAAGTTGTTGGCGTGCTTGCTCCAATTTAGGGTCGTTGGTGATGTTAAGGCTAGTAAGTAACCCACACAAGTCAGTAGCGTTGGTGATAGTAGAATCCCAAAACTTCTTTTTATTCTCATCTGTGTAGTCCATGCGTTCGCTTAGATGAGTCAGGGTTTCATGCAATCTATCCCATGCGTCTTTCATAGCGTCGGCTAACTTACCCTCGTAATAGTCCTTATATTGTTGTTGCAGTTCAGTCTTAGCCTGTTCCTCAACATCTATTCTGAAATCCCCTGCATCGGGCACAGGACAAAAGACGTATTTGAATCTAAACTTATTACGCAATTCCTCAACGTCGGGATATTCCCCTCGGTCAAACAAATCGCCAAGCGTGAAAGCAGAACCTGATACCAGTTGCGGATACTCCGTAAGAAACTCATCCACCGCCTGTGT